AGAGCCTGGGCCGCTGGTAGTTGGGTAATCGTTACATTAGCCATTTATATCTCAATACTATCCAGGTTGCCGTTATTCTCTGGCGTCTGCGTATTCTGCTCCGGCGACAATACAAAATCACCGTATCCGCCAGTCGTGAGGTTATTATCCTCAACCGCAATGCTTTCGTCAGGGCGCGGAAAGCGTATTGTAATCTTTTCTGTCTTTGCTGCCGGCAATCTATACGGATCAAAGTTATCCGCGCAACCCTGATCACATACCTGCAGTCCAGGAAAGTTAGGATCGGACCGCATAACAGCATGGGCCCTCTTCATCTTGCAACGGTCACAGATTGCGATCGCAAGATCCGACAGGCCCCTTGTATCAAGATATAGAGGCATGAATCACCTTGAATATACAGCGATATTCGGCGCAAAGTATATCGGTGACTTGTCGCGCTCCTCTTGCTCGGCCAGATTGAATGATTTCTCTGCCAGAGCGGCCAAATACTGAATGCGAGCTGGGTCAATAGCAGGCAACTCTAGCGCCATCTGATGCGCCAGCATATTCAAAATGGCCATATACCAGCGTTGCGGGATCTCTAGCTCATCCGTAAGCGCTCCGACGTCCATTACCTGACGCGAATACCAGACAACAACTTGCACAAACGAGTCGCTAGGCACCGGCCACAGGTTCATTTGAGAAAGCGGCAGCGTTCTGGTCAACCAAAACTGAAATGGCTGGTTTGCAGTGAAGTTTTTATTTGGCAGGTTCGTGTAATCATCACGATTAAGCCTGGCCATCGTGATTTCTGTTGAATTATTGCCAAAAAAAAGTTCTCTAACGACTAAAGTCCCGCCGTTAGTTGCTCGCATTCTGTAATATTGGCAATTTTGCCCGGTTTCAATGTCGTACCAGAGCCATTCGTTGTTGACCCAGGTCTCCTGGCCCGGCGAGTAGAGCGTCTGCCAGGTAATTCCGTCGGTGGAATACTCAAATACAACCGTGAAGCTTCCAGAAACGCCCGGCAATACTCCGATTGAGCCGACGTAGACCGGTGAACTGTAATAAATTGATATGTTTCCATTAGCAGATGTCTGTGTACATACAGTGTCTACATTGCCGTCAAATGCGTTGATTGCAATGCCAGAACTTGAGGAATAAGCGCCACTAGGACGGTTCATCTTCCGGTATAGCGCGTTGAGGACATCGTTGAACCCCACCGGCATCTCGTAAACTTGCTTGTTTGCCTGCAGCCCAATGACCTTCTTGTCAACGCACCAGTAGTTGATGCCGGTGTTGACAAGCTCAGACAGAACAAAATACAGCGACTCTCGAGCGGCGTTAACCTGTTCAACCGTCAACTCTTCAGCAAGCTTCCCCGCACGGCGAGCGCCATGATCAATTAGCTTCTGAACATTTACGACCGTATTACTAACTGTGCCGCTGTACGCCATACGTCACCATCCCGGACAGTTCCACCGTTTCATAGAGGCCCGAGCACGACTCCCCTTCTCACTCTTTTCTGCTGTAGGACCCATCCGTGCGCAGAACGAGTCACGCCTTGCCCCTCCGCCCGGCTGAGGAGCCTTCAGATCGCTTCCGGTCTCGCGGTTGTACTTAGCCCTACCCTTGGCCGTCAAACCCGCTCCCTGGTCCGCTGGGAGCTTTTCTCCGCGACCTATAGCCAGGCTAGGTCCGCCATTCTTGAGCTTTACAGTCTTGGCTGAGTCTTTAAAGGCTTGGGCAGTCGGGGCGCCAGGAGAGCCTGGTTTGCGCATCTTCTCGCCGCTACCCTCTGCAATACGTTCCTGTTTTGCATGAATATTGGCATAGAGGCCGCCACCAGATTTAAACTTCTTGCCCTCATCCGCCTTGGCAAAATCCTTCCCGACAGACGTTGGAATGCCAACCTTTTTTGCAAACTTGGGGTTATGCGCTACCGCCTCCATCAAGCGGTGCTGGGCTGGTGATTTGCTTGGCATTATGCGTATCCTTTGACCATCTCCAAGATGCACCAGTAGGTGTCACCAGCAGAGGCGTCAGCCGTGCTGAACACGATGTCACCAGTAACGCCAGCGCCGCCGTTGTTTGTAATACCGCCAAAGCCTGTCATGTCAAGCGTCTGGGTTGCACCGGGCGAGGACAAAAAGAACGGCACATCCGTTGTGGCGTCCCAAAACATTCTGACTTCCATGCCGTGATTGGCAATGTAGATTTTGGTGACCGTGACACGATCACACGCCGCACCTGATGCGCTCGGTGTCAGTGTAGAAACGTCAACCTTCAAAACCGCAGACTCACCAGTGCCATCACTGATGTTTGTAAACTTCATGATTGCAAGTCGTTCGCCATCAAGAAGCGTCTGACTTGTTACTGAATCAGCCATACTAATCTCCAATGAAAACAGGGGCCGCAGCCCCCGCCCTTAACAGACTGCGCCGCCGCGCTTCTTGCCAGGCACAACCGTCCGACTGACTTCGCGCTCAGTATCCGTCACCGAACCCTTACCGGGGCTCATTGCATCAACCACAGCCTTACCAGCCTTGCGAACCTTGCGAGGGATATACAAAAGGGCATCCTTCACGGCCTTTGCATCGGCCTCGTTCTCTTCCGTCTTGCGACGATAGAAGTCTGCGTTAGGATCACCGCCCTCGGCCATCATCACCGCCCCGCCCTTCTTATAGGTGCCGGAGAGTTGGTTGATGGACACTAGACCTGCAGGCTTCTTCTTGCCCTGCGGCATCTGCTCCGGACCACCGTCGTGCTGTACGCGGCCGCCCTCAGCAAACTTTTTTGCAGCACCGCCTTTGCGGAAACCGCCAGCGTTAGCCATTGCAACACCGCCTGTCTTGTAGCCGCAATTGCCGCTCACAGAACCGCCAGCCTTGAAACCACCATTGCCGTTCACAACGCCGCCAGTCTTCAAGCCACGATGCCCCTTGCTAGCAGGCATATCCTCGTGCTTGGTCAGCTCCTTCTTGATGCCGGAAATCTCCTTCATCTCGGCCTTGTGGACCTTAGAAGACTCCATCTCGCCGCCCTTCTTCATGGCAGGAGGCTTAGGAGGAAGGCTAGGGGGCATGGAAGGGGGCATAGCGGCCATCATCGCCTCAGCACGACCCGATGGAGCACCAGCGGCACCACTGGCCATCATTGCACGACGACGAGAGGCCAGGGAAGGCTTCTTAGGCTTTGCACCAGCCATCATCCCGCCCTTAGGAGCGCCGATCATTGCACCCATCGGAGCGCCACCGCCAGCCATCTTCTTAACCGCGCCGCCCTTCTTGAGTTTTAGCTCAACCGTAGGCTCGGTCGTCTCCATCTTTACCATTGGCTTGAATTCACGCATGATTCTTACTCCTTATGCCTGAGTGACGCCCAGAGCGCCGACACGGGTTGCATTGGGGCCGACTGCGATACCAGGCAACAGGATCCCCATCACCGTGCGGACAATGCCGTTCGATGCGGTTGCAGGAGCGTAGGTGCCACGAACGTCGCCGGTTCCGGTTGTCGCCGTTACAGTATCCGCCGCAACAAACGTCCCAGCATCCTGGGCCAGCGTGTTGTTGGACTTGACGCTAGCAACGTAGGCCACGTTAGCCACCCGAACTGGGATACCCAGAACGTCGCTCGTGCCCACAACAACAGCAGTCGCAGAGCCGGCGATAGTTACGCTAGAGACTTGATAGAAGGCCTTCAAGCCAGTCACCGCGGTGCCCGCAGTAGCCACAGTAATGACCTCGCTCATCGCCTGGCCGTAATAGTCGTAACCACTAACAGTAAAGGCGCGGGCGGTCGTAGAGCAGTTCACCTTGATCGCTCGAGGAACGTCAACTTGAATTGCAGTCGTGCCGTTATTAAGCACAACTGACTTGGCCGATGTGCCAGCAGTCAATGTCACCGCACCTGCACCGGCAGCCGTCTGCGATGCGGCAATGTTGTTGGTGATAGCAGCCTGCGGAACAACATCCCAGACATAGATGCGACCCAAAGGACCAATTCCCAGATCCATCGGCGAAGGGTTGTCGTAGCCAATGTTGCCGTGTAGAGTCAGCGCAGTCGTGTTGGCGACGTTAATGTTCTGATTGAGAATGTAGGTGCCAACGCCGCCAGTGCCGGTGCCAAACGCCGTAATGAATGTGCCGTCGGTGACAGAGGTCCCATCAACGTACATCCCAACAACAATCGGAGCACCAAACCCAACTGCCGTAACAGTCAGGGTAGAAGAAGACGAGCTAGCTGTACCGCCAGTAGCAGTCGTGGAATAATTGCGATCCCCGATACCCATAAACGTTTGGGCAGGACCGAGAAACAGATCATCTGAAAACTGAGGCATGGTCTTCTCCTTGAAAAGCTTGACCAGTTAAACAAAAAAGGGGGAGGCCTTTTGAACCACCCCCTTACCAGGCGCTGCTTAAACGCCCGGAGTCCCGTACATCGCACGAGGATCGGTGAAGCCGATGTCGTAACGCTCAGTTGCCTTGTAGCGCATCGAATCAGTTTCAAAGTCCCCTTCCATCGTCTTCTCAAGCTTACGGCGCATCAGAAGCTTCATGCCCTCTGGAGCGTCGGTCTGCACCCACCATGCGGATGGGTTGGTCAGACGGGAAAGAACAACAGCACCCTCGTCAAGCAAGCCAATCGACTTGATCGGGTTGATGTCGTTGTTGGCGTTACCAGAGCGCAAGACACTCTTAAGGAGCACTTCAGCCTGGAAGACGTTGCCAGGAGCGACCACCAACTGGCGGGGCACCAAGCGAATCTTCTTCTGGTTGTTGTCCACAGCCTGACGGATCTGGATCAACATCTGCTCGAGCGAGGTCTGGCTAAGGTTAGCGGCCGTCGTCAACAGGTTGCTAAACGTACCAGTAGCGATTGGGTGGGATGCCGAGTTAAGGGCAACACCGTCACCGCCAGCGTAGGACGAGTTAAACGCACGGTTGAGAACGTTCGCGGCCAACGTCTCCTTCGTCTCAATCAAAGACTGAGCAAGGTGACGCGAGTAAACCTGGCCGATACGGATATGGTCGCCGTCTTCAACAAGCACCTTCGTCAGTGCAAACGCCAAGCCATAGACGTTGTATACATAGCGCTTGAGGAAGAGTACGCCGCCCTGCTGGTACGAAACCGGAGTCCCGTCAGGCAGTTGCGGAGCTGCGCCGAATCCATAAAGGACGGGCTCCTCGTGATAGTTGCGGGGGATACCGGTCTGCTCGCGGAAAACCCGTGACCATTCATCGGTACGCTGATCGTAGACTCCGTCGAAGCATTCATTGAGGATTGGCTCAACGATGCTCCTAAAGTCCGTATTACGCATTGGAGCTGCCATGATTCAGTTCCTCCTTTTACAGTGCAACCGGGTAGGCCGCAGTGGACGCCGCATTCGACGACACGTTAATAGCAGCGTACTGGTGCTTGGAGATCTGAACCCGAACCACAACGAATGGGTCGCCCCATGCATTGTCAGCACCAGGGAAAATATCAACAACACGCATTACGCCAGTTCCGCCAGCGCCGACAGCGGTAGAGACACCTAGGCCGGTGGTTGACAGGCCAGTGACGTTAGAGCCGCTGGAGACCGTGAAACCGGTATTGGCCGAGAAGTTGAACTCGTCGCCGATGGAGGCCTGAGTGATCGTTGCATCAGACTGGATTTCATAAACGATGTCGGGATCGCTATAGAAATAGGCAATACAAGATCCAGTTTGGTAGGCGGTGTTCGCTGGCCAGTAGTTGCTAACACGACGGCGACCCGTTGTATCAGTAAACTCTACACCCGCGAAGGCACCAAGAATGGCATCCGAGGCACCAGCAAGAACAATGTTCCCGCTCGTGTCCTGCTTGACCGGAGCCTGTTTGAGAATGTCGGTGTTGTAAGCCGACGCAATACCGTTTGCCAACGCTTGAGCGCGATCCAGACCAGAAGGATGGAACGCCGGGCGCAGGCCGAACGGAGCACTAGTTGCTGACATAGCACACTCCTAATAAAAGTTACCCTTGGAATACGGGCGTTTTTACGTTTCGGTCAAATTCACCAAAGCCTTCGCCTTCTACCCGACCCAGACTCCTACCAGAACTGTCCCTTGCACCCTGGATATTCTCAACTTGGACTCGGATCTTATCCGCCTCGTCGTTGGGTAATTCATGATGCATATGCAACATCAAGTCCTGATAAACGTCCATTGGAAGCTTATACAAAACCATCTCATTGCAAGCAATGTGACCGATCTGTTCGCCAGCTTTTACACGGTAATTCTCAAACCCAGGAAACTCATCCGCTGTCACGGGAACGTACCCAAGCCGCATCCGCTTATCAATACTGTCGTAGCTGTTCGTCGTCGAGAGCCAGCAAAGATGCCATCCCGGAAGATCAGGCACTTTTGGTAGCGCGGTCTGTGTCCACTCATCGCTCCACATCTTCCGACGTTCTTGCGCTGACATGAACTTCTCCTCTACAGGAGCCCTTGATGCGTCCTCGCTAGCACGAGTTTCGCGTCCGCCAAGAGATAACGGTTTCTTAATTCTAGCATCCATTTACGCAGTTTCCCGGTTATTGCGATTCCAATTCGCATATTGCTTAATCATCTTGGCTCGCATCTTAGGATCATCCCAAAAACCGGCCTCCTTTAATGCCCTAACCCGCTCTGGGCTTACATAAAAAGAATCCCCGCTTGCTTGAGGCGCAGACTCCCTCTCAGACCCAGTGACAACGCTACGGGGACGCTTCTGTTTGTTTGGCAATCGTTCCCTCAGCCTAGAATCAAGCTCCTCCCAATACTCGGAGGATGCGGGGTCATAGTTCTCTCGAGCCAACTGCGCGTCAATCACCCGTGCAATGTCGCTATCAGTATCACCACCATTAGGATTGAACCACTTGTTGCGCTCCATCCATCTGTTGGTCTGGTCAATAACTCGAGGGTCTGCCTTGGGTGGCGCCTCAGCCTGCTCAACCATCGACTGCTTCTTCCAGCGCCAATACTCGAGCTTCTTCTCGGCGTCAGACTGAACCTGTTGCGCTGAGGCAAAAGTGTCACCGTCAACCTCGCTTACGGCCTTCTTAACCTGGCCCAGAGCCCACTCATAGCGCTCCTGCTCCTCGCGGATCTTCTTCTCCACGTTCTCAATCTCGGACTGAACACCGCGGCGCTCAACGGCAGACAGTCGCTCCTGCAGCTCACGGTTCTGGCGCTGCAGTAGCGTTAGCTGTGTGTCCTTCTCCTCATTGATCCGCTTGAACCGCTCCTTCTTCTCGCGGCGTCGATTGCGGTTCTGCTCCGCCGTCTCAGAAGATCCCGCCTCCTGATCCCCACCCTCGTCCGGGAGATCAACTAGCGCAACCGCGGAACCGTCCTGCTCCTCAACAACTTCACCAATTTCTTGGTCTTGAGTGTCATCGGTCATACATACACCTTCATGTCAAGAGGGTTGCCAGTTACGATCGCAATAACCTCGTGATCGTTGAAAATGGCAAAAAGGGCTGGGTCTTCCTTGTCTTCACTGGGAACCGGAACCTCCCAGCGATCTCCGCCCCATTTCGGCACGCGGATGTAATCTCCCACCTTGCACCATGCGCCTTCCGGCCAGGGCTGCTGAGAGTCACGGTGACAGAAAGCCAGAGGACCCAACGAGATGACCTTGGCCACCATGTTGTTCCACTTCTCCTGCTCCTTCGTCTCCTCCACGAGAATGATTCCCGAGCCTGCCGTCTTACGCTTGGTCCGCTTCAGTTGGACAAGAATTCGTCCGCCTGCTGGCCGCGCCCCCGGTTCCACCGATGGGAAAGCCCATTCAAGTTCATCTGTTTGCATCAGAGTCCTCAAGTAAATTGTTGATAAAGTCCAAAGTCATCTG